GAGCCGTCAGCACCCGGAGGCCCTGCCGCACCGTCGGCACCAGCCGCTCCGGGGTCGCCCTGCGGTCCCTGAGCACCCGCTGCACCGTCCGCGCCCTGAGGAATATCAAAGTCGAGCACCGCTGCGGCGGTTGTTCCGGAATTAGTGACCGCTGCCGGAGTTCCGGCCGAGACAGTTGTCACCGTGCCGACTGTGACCGTGGCCGCTGCTCCGTCTGAGCCGTCCGCCCCGGCTGGCCCTGCGGCACCGTCCGCTCCAGCGGGACCAGCGGGTCCCTGAGGGCCGGGAAGTCCGGACGCAACGAGGACCTCGACCTCCGTTACGAAGTTCGAGGCAGAAATTTCAAAGGAATCAGTTCCGTTTTGGACCGTGACGACGATCGTCTGATTCTCGATGGTAATTTCTTCCATACCAGCCGCCGATTAGATAAAAGACGAGCGGAACCATACACGAGGTTGAGAAATCGCGCAAGAGTTATTTATCACCAGTGACCTGAGACCGCCCCGGAGGAGACCTTCTGCCCAAGGGAGCGGACCATGTAGCGAGATTCGTCCGCAACGTGATCCTCGGCGTCCGTGTTCACGTCGTCTTCGTCCTTCTCGTCCCGAGGAAGCACCGGAATGGTCCGAATGAAGTGCTCGCAGGTGTCAAACACGAAGAGACCGGGCTTCTCGCGCGGCCCGATGATCGGCGTTCCGTCGTCTCGCTCTCCGAGACGGTTCGGATGAGCCGCCTTCAGTCTACGGCGCATCTGGTCCCACCCGGTGACCCGACTACCGGGTCGCTTGTCGGCTGGCAACCACTGAACACCGCGATACACGCGACCGTCGTCCATGCGAATCCGGGTCTTCATGTCCGTCGCGATGCAGTTGCCGTTCTCGGCGGCGAAGATCTGCGAGTCTGCCGGTCCCGCCTTCACTCTGCACCACATGGGGTCGGACTGCTTCCTCCAGCCCCACTTCAATTCTCGCAGAACGATGCCCTGAGCGATGTCCACGGCGAGCAGTCGCTGACCCTCGTTGGGTTTCCCGGTCCATCCGTACCACTCGGCGACCCTGAACAGGTCCCCCCTCATGGTGGCTCGCCATCCCTTGGGCGTCTTCACGTCCTCGCCATTGCTGATCGCCCACCATCCGACGCTGAACGGAGCGCTAGATCCCCAGTCGAAGCTCCGAGTGATTCTCCACTGGAGAGGTATAGCGAACGGCTTGATCACGTTGTAGTCTGAGTCCCAGACATCGTCGAACATCCCGCCAGCGACAACGTCCCAGGATCCCTCCAGCCACGCCTTCTTCTCCGCTTGGTTGCGAGCAGCGGCTGCGATCTTGTTGATGTAGTCCGGGTCCTCCCGCAGAAGGATCTTGTTCTCGTGCAGGTTCGAGAAGATGGAGAGACGAGCGGGCTCTGGGCGACCCTCTTCGTCCACGAGGTCGCGCCGAACCTTCATGTTCAGCCTGTCGGGGAGGAAGCGAGCCTTCACCCAGTTGTGACCGGGACCGTAGGGGTTGGTCGTGGCCCTGATCATCCGAGGCATACCGGCCTGAGACGAACGACAGCACGAGAACATTCTGCGATAGCCGCTGTCCGTGGGCCAGTTGCAGAGCTCCTCCCAGCCGATCCACGGGTACTCGTGACCGTGATAGTTCCAGTAGTCGTCTTCCTTGTTGAACTGTCGCAGGAGAAGCTGCTCTCCCGTGGGCCACGTCCAGGTGTGCTCGGAGTGATTGAACTTCGCACCGGGCCAGATCTGAGGGAACCACTTCTTCGTCTTCGTGATAACGTCGGTTAGCTGCTTGTAGGTCTGCCGGAACAGAACGCCCTTCCAGGCGGCTCCGAACCCCTTCCCAGTGAACATGCCGAACGACATGAGCAGACAGTCGGTCTTGCCGCCGCCTCGGGTTCCCTGATACAGAACCTCAAAGATCGGAGTGGAGGCGAGGAACGCTTCCTGACTTCCGGCCTGCGGAGCCCAAACGACGTTGTCGGGGTAATTCGGGACTGGAGCGTTCAATCGTCACCTCCGAACCCCAGGACCACGAGCTTGGCGTCCTCCAGAAGCCAGAGAGCCTTCTCCCGCCTCATGCCTGAAGACCGAATGCAGACATTGCCCTCGGAGTCTTCATACAGAATTATAATATCTTCCGGTGCCTCGCGCCTCACGATTCCGAGCACGTCCTCGGTGGACATGTTTTTGTGAGGACCGAGCTCCACAACCTTCTTGCCATTGCTCACGTGAACCTCCTAGGCCGAACGAGCACGCGCCGAGGATAGCAAAAAGGTGAGACATCCGCAAGAGAATAAATTCAGTCGTACTTCTTCTCGCCGCAGTAGTTGCACTCGCGATAGACGCGCGACCTGTTGATCGATGGCATCGGAGCCGCCATGTCCTCTATCCAGTACGGCGCGGCGTGGTCCTCCCTCACCGCCTCGTAGAGCGGGTCGCTCCAGTCGTTGCAGCCGCACTCTGGACACTCCTGAGTTCCGTAGAACTGCTGACTGGGATCCTTGGGCCACCCGTCCGCGAACTCCGCTCCGGGAAACAGTCTCGGACAGATCTCCTTCACGGGACCCTCAATGTCCTCTCGGAGGTGAATGAACAGGACTCCATTCGGGCGAATCCCGCGATACCGATCCAGGTCGTAGTGCCTCTCAACCAAGCCCAAGCGAAACGGCACACCGTTTGTCAGGATGCCGACTCCGCGCGAGCGCTCGAACCGAACGGCGTGCCTTCTCACCTCGTCAACCGCCCTATGGTAATGACTGGTGAGTATCAGGATCAGCTTGTCCGTCTGGAGCCGATCGTGCTCGCGCATCATCTGCTCCGTGGCCGTCTCCATCCACCTGTCGCCAGTCCTCGGCCTGACAACTTCGGGTCCGCACTCTCCCATGAGCGGATACTCCTTGGGCTTGAAGGGTCCACTCATCACTCACCTGCCGAACGGGCGCGCGCCGTGGTTCTCAAAAGGATATTCATGGCATTTCAACTCCTGGAGGTCTGCACAGGTTCACCATAACCTGTCAAGGTGCAAAAGACAAGCCCTAATGTTCAGTCTGTGTTTTTATTTTGCTGAAAGACAATGGCGGATCTGCGCTCGCGCTCGGTGGAGGGGCGGGGGATCCCTACCCGCCGGATCTCAGCTCACCCGTCAGTGGGGCCGGGTCCGGCGGACGGTGGAGTGGAGCCGAGTCTGTCCCGGCTCCCTCGCTCTGGCTCACGCGGCCTCTGACTGAGCCTTGCGTGCCTTTTCCCACGCCTCAACGGCAGCGGATACTTCCTTCTCGGTCGGCTCCCGCAGTTCCATCAGCCCGTGCTCCACGTAGAAGAGGACGTCCAGGTGGTCCAGTCCCTCTGTCTCCTTGCAGTGCTGAAGGGTCATGCCCTTGGCATAGCGATCCCAGCGCTTGATCCGGAGGGCCTTGCCGGGGTGAGTGCCAATCTTGCTGATCACGCGCAGCATCTTGGCCTGAGGCTTGGCGACCTGAGCGCGGCTCAGTGCGCACTTGGGTTCCGGAGCCTTGACGGCCTCCTCGGTGACGGCTTCCTCGGCCGGAGCAGCCTTGCCCTTGGACTGCGGAGTGGCATCGGTGCGCTTGGCGGTGGACTTGGTGGTGCGGCGAGTTTTGGCTTGAGTAGTGGCGGTCATTTGATCGGTCCTTGTGTTGGAGGGCTGCGTTATTGCCTGCCCTATGAGTATCAATATAGGGAAGCCGCGTGCAGATGTAAACCCCTAATCGTCAAAAAAAGATCACTTTTGTGGAACTTTTATTCGGGGCTCCTGAGGGAGGACAGGGTGTCCAAGCCCAAGAGAGGAGAGCTACCCGTCCGCGTCGGGAAGGACCTCCTCAGCGGATCCCTCAATCGTCTGTCCGTCGGCATACTTAGATTCCCAGTCCTCGATGGACGCCATTTCGGCCGGAGCGACCAGCACCCCTCCCTTGTGATTAACGTCCAGTTCCTTCTTGTCCCGGTATCCCTCGTCGTGCTTCCGGAGCTCCATCTGGATAAGCGGAATCGGAAAGATCTGCTCTTCGGACACGACGTTTCCGTTGCGGTCGAAAGTCTTCTTCACCGTGCCGTTGAAAACGAGATCCTGCTGATGGGCGATCAGTCTGGAGCGATACTCCTCCTCGGCCTCCAGACACGCCTCGGCGAAATCTTCGTCCTTCGCCATGTGCTCGCGGACCGTCTTGTTCGTGACGCCAGCGGCGCGGGCAGAATCTCCCATCCGCCCGTGCTGACGATACTCGGCCACGAATCTCTCCTTCGCCTCGTCGTCCATCTTGCCTCGAACGCTTCGGATTCTCACCCGCCACTTTCCGTCGTTGTCCTGGTATCGCTCTGCCGCGATCTTGCTGGACGAGGAAGGACCGGGGACTGGAGAATCTGTCATGTCTGTTCACCTAACGCGCGCGAGGGAATGAGGCGGAAGATCGCCCGTGTCAACTTAGCCCAAGTGGAGGACAACCCGCAATCACAAAGTTCAGTAGAGTCACCAGTTTTCAAACCTGACACCGGAAGAAGCCTGCATCGTCAAGCACTTAGCCGCCATACTGTCAGCCCTTCACCTTATTACCTTTATACTCTACTAAGGTAGTAAAGCTATAACCAAACACCGGACAGCCCTCTCACTTGGGCATCCGTCCACCGACAAACGTCAACCCGAAACGGCGCACCACCCGCCGCCCTGCCCCCGGCTTGCCCTTGCCAAAGTAGAGCGGTGACATGCTGATAGGCTGAAGTCGGCTGGAAAAGGTGCAGCGATAATAAGCACTTGCCAGAGTATCCGTCAGCCCTTACCCTGTTAGCCTGTTAGCTTAGGAGACACGCAATGGTCGCAGACGCACTCGTAACGGCGCAGCGGATAGGTTTCGTACGCCCAAGAGAGGTAGATGGTGTCAGGTTATGGTACGCCGATTCCCACAGCTTTGACCCAAAGAGATACAACGCCACGGACCCGCTCAACGCGCTGGCGCAGATCAGGTTATATCGATGGTTTGTTCGCTTGCCGGAGTCGGCCGAGCAGATGGTTCCCAAGGACTGGTTGATGGGTCAGTTGTTCCCCGACACGCCACTGGTGAAGAAGGAACGGATCGGCCGCATTCTGACGATGTGCCTTCAGTATCACCCCAATTTCCAGCGCAACGCGCAGAAGGCCACGGAGGGCAGAAACGTTCAGTATTGGCGCTGGAGTCACCCGCTGGATGTCGTTTACGGACTGGAATATCTGATGCTGACTTGGTTGCCATCTTACGTTGAGGTGAACAACTCCGACGACATGCAGGGGGAACTGGACGTGTTCGCGGGACAGACGCCGCAGGACGACCTGGAGTTCTACCGCTTCCTAGGGGAGAATGTGCGGTGACCGGAATATCCGGACACCACCCTTTTGAGAACCACGGCGCTCGCGTGTGGCGGTGCTGACTGCCGCCCTCCTTGGGCTTAGCTGCTCCGGGGAGCGTCCCGCATCTGCTGAAGGATGAAGGCCTCGCCCTCGTTGGTGAGGGTCGCCTTTCGGGTGGTGTGATCCAGCATCATGTCGAGCAGTTCGTGGCACTTCATGCGCTGAGTTTCCATGCCCTCCTGATCGGCGTCCTTGGCGGCGTCGGCGAAGTTGGCCAAGGCCAGAGCGTACTTGCTGGAGGACCGAGACATGTTGGTCTCGAGTTCTGCGAGCTCGTCTCTTATGTCGCACAGTCTGCACATATCACAGCACTCCGAACAGCTTGAGGACGGAATGGATCAGCAGTCCGGTGGAGGCCAGTCCGAAGGCGTAGACCGCCGCGTCTTGGACGGCGTGGGCGATCGGGTGCTCCCGGCGCTTCGCCTCGTAGTAGCGGTTCCAGGCCGGAGCCGTGTTCCACTTGCCGTAGGCGTCCTGAGCCTCGGCGATTTCTCTCAGTTCTGCGGCGGTCTTAGCCATTGTCAAACACCTCGTTAAGTAGCTTATGAAGAACCTTACCATGCTCAAAACCTTCGAGCAAGGCCAAAGTTTCGGTTTCTTCACCGTCTGCCAGAGTGAGCCGCTGGTCGTCGTCCAGCGTGCTGATCCAGGCGTTGGCGAAGATGAGTATCTTGAGCGGCACCTCCTCTATGACCGGGGTGATCTTGGTCAGGAAGTCGTGCTCCGTCTCCTGTCTGTTGATCATTCCGTTGCAGCGGGCGACGTCCAGACAGGCGCTCTTCAGGTGGGGAAAGCATTCCTTCCAGTCTGGTCCCCAAGTCATGCCGCCTCTCCCGTCCGGAACTGCGGATCCCACGTGATGTGCTTCGTCACGTAATCCAAGTAAGGAACCTTGGGAGCGTGACTGTTGCCCTCCTCGTCATGTCCGACGATCAGGCCCTTGCCGAACAGCGGCTGAGGGTAGGATCTCAGGTTAAAGCTGAGCAGTCCCGGCTTCAGCAGACCGTCGTCGTCAACGTAGACCGCGTCGTCCATGAAGGTTTCGTAGTCCTTGGGAATGGCGATGTCAAACGTGTCCGAGCCTATCAGTCGGTTGATGCAGCGCCAGTCGTTCACCTTAACGACCTCCAGGCGGCGTAGCTCGGGATCAATGAGAATTGCGTGATACATGTCGATCGGTTCCTTGTGTTGCTTGCCCTGCCACGTACCTAGCACGTCGCAGGGCAAATGACAACTACTTTGTTTCGTAGTCGCTGCAAGGAGCGGTCTTACCGCCTCCGAACACGTAGTCCTTCCAGGGGACCCAGCACCACTCACCCTCGCGGTTCTTGAGGAAGCCCCATTTGCGGCGAATCCCGCCCCGCCACACGATGGTCCAGATCTTGCCTTCTGCGGCGACTGGTACGAGTTTGCAAGGAACAGAGCCGTCTGGAGATGCTGGACGGATGGCTTCACCACCCTTCCAAGCCCCTAGGACCCTGTGGCAGTGCTCAGCGGGCCTGTGGTGTATCCGCCAGCGCCTTACCACCCGCCGCGCGGTGCTGCGCTGTCCCTGAGCGTTCGCAGTTACCACCTCTTCAACGTAGCTTGTCAGCGGCAGGGTCCAGAAGTCCCACGGATGGTCGTGGCAGTCCGGGTCGGCGTCGCCACGGTAGAACACGTGGAGGCGAAGGCGACCGATCCAGGCCCTGAGCATGTAGGGAGTCTCGTGCTCGCCGTCGGCACCGTGGATCACGTTCATGCCGAGCCAGCCGAACTTCTTTCTAGCGTATGTCGTCACTTTGCAACCATCTCCACTGTGACCATGACCTCGTCCGGATACGGTCCGTCGGGTTTCGGCATGGCGCTCTTCGGCACGTAAATCGTCATCCCCTTTGCCGGGGACTCAGCACTCTTGGGCTTGTAGACAACCGAGTGCTTGACCTCCTTGGTCTTGGAGTAGCGTTCTTTGATCATTGATCCTCCTCGCAGGTGAGCCTGCATTGATCTAGTGGAATGAAGCCCAAGGAGATGTCAACCTCCTGGAGCTTCGCGTGGGAGCCCGCCCAGTAGGCGAGCAGCAGGAACGAGATGAGGATCGTGCGCTTCAATTGACCGTGATCCTTTCGCCGTCCCAGGTGAACGTCTGGCCTGGAAGGGCCAGCACCTCTCCTCCGTCAGGGTTAGTGAAGGTGATGCCGCCGGGATCTCCGTCCCAGTCTATGGGCAGGTCGTGGAGCCACTCAATGAGCTCCTCCGACGGATCTTCGTCGTGCTGCGGAACTGTCCACGTCTCGCTCATGTGTCACCTTCAAATGCGTAGTCTGAATACTCGGCGCAGAGCTCCAGGAACTCCGTCAGCCGCTCGTGTCGGCAGAGCACCTCCGGCTCCCTTGTGGGGTCCGCAGGTACGGGGACCCACAGCGTCCACATGCCGTCCGTGTGGCTTATGCTTGGCCCGGTGGCAGGTGTACCCATAACGCCCAGCAGTACGTCCCCCAGCGCCTCCAGCGCGTGGCGCAGGGCCAGCGGCTCCGGGTGGTTGCCGACGTTGGTGCGGGTGTTGGCGGTCTTGCGCACCGACAGGGCGTCGGTGGCAAGGCGGCGGCTGAACTCGCCGAGGATGAGACTATTCTTCCTCATACTGACCCCGGATGTTCTGGTTGAAGTAGCGGCCCACGGACGGGGCGTTCACGAAGTCCTGGAACACGTTCTCGGGGACGTCGAGGTATACGGCCTCGCTCCCGGAACTGAACTCCACGGTCATTTCGCCGTTTGCCTCGCGGCGAACCGCAGTGATGGCGGTGCTGTTAACTTCTACGCGAGTTACCATGATCGGTCTCCATTGTTTGCCCTATATGCCGAGCTTACCACGTAGATGTGCAAATGACAACAACTTATTTTCCCAGTAGGTGAGCCTCGCCTGCTTCAGGAGCGGGATGCAGGTCAGGCTGACCTCGACCAGCTCGATCTCGTGCAGTCGACGCTTGCCGCTGTCTCTCGTGTGCTTCAAGCTCGTGTAGCCGATGCTTAGACCACGGAGGATGCCAGCCTGGATCAGTCGCTGAACCTCCCGACCCTCCTGAGTCGCGCTGGTGATCTCGCCCTTGACCTTGAAGCCGGTCATGTCGAACGACCATGAGTGCCAAACGCCGATCGGCAGACTTGCCTCGTGGTGGTGCAGCATGGGGATGCTGTTCCAGCCTTCCGGGACCCGAATGGCTCCGTACTCCATGACGTCGCCGCCGCTGTCTTCAATGCCGAAAAGGCTCTCGTATCCCTCAACTTTCATCCAAACACCTGCATCTGTCTGATTGCCACCTGTAGAAGAACCTTCGCCGAGCGTCCCGGTATCTTCATCTCTTTCTCTAGCTGCTCAAAGCCCTTGTCGGTACAGCACGCCGATATGAGCACGTGACTGAGCTCCGGTCCCAGCCGGTTCCGTATCGGCCGGAGAGCCTCGTCCTCCGGCTCTCGCCACGCTATCTCGGCCGCGATTTCCCTCAGCTTCAGAACGTCAGCTTCGTTGAGCAGAGCCTGCTTCGCCCTTCCCGGCTGCTTCAGCAAGATTGAGGCGATGCTCTTCTTCCTTCTCTCCGTTATGCTGGTCTTTGCCCGGAGTCGCTGCTCCGTCTCCTCCTTCTGCTTCAGAGTTTGGTATTCAAGCAGAACTCGGGCCAGCCGATTCATCTGGTCGTCACCGGCTGTCTGGACCTTGTCCAACTCCTCGTCGATGAACGGTGACGAGTCTCTCAGGTCGGTAATGGCCTTGACCTGACGAGTGATGGTGCTCGGCTCCACGTCGAACTGACGAGCTATCTCGCGAGCGGCTGCTCCCTCAATGACGTTGAGGCAGTAGCGGATGAGCAGGTCGTATATCGGGAGCTTGCTCTTCGGCCACTTTATCCCCTGACTACGAAGGGACTGTTCGTCTGACATTCGTGCATCGCTGCCCATTGATATACGTCTCTCTGTATCTGCTTCAAGATCCGCTCTGCGGTCTTCTTATTGGTGAAGATAGTGGCCTCGTGGGGACACGTCGGAAACGTGATCACCCCGGTGTCGGGGTGTACGTTCACGAAGTAGGTGCCCTTGAGGAAGTACCAGATGTAGAATCCCTTCATCAGTCTATGTCCTCTCTCAGCTTGATGCGGTCGGCGTGCTGAGCGCCGTGAACAAACTCCTGAGTGATGACCCGCTCAGGCTCCTTCAGCGGTGCGATATTGTCGGCACCGATTATGTCGTCCATGGCAGCTTTCGCAGCCTTTAGTTCCTGGACAACGGGCAGGAGGGCGTCGGCGTTCTTCATGTGGTGCTGGAACAGTTTCTTCGTCACTCCAGCCGCCAGCCCACCCTCGGCTCTCCTTTGGGCCTTGCGCTGATCGCTGCCGGGAAACAGGTCGCGAGCGATCTCCACGCACTGGCGTTCAATGAACCGAAACATCTCGTAGAATGCTTCAATGTTGAGGGGTCGCCCAACGAGAGTGACGTCGCAGGTTCCGCGCGAGTAGAGGACCTGAACGAAGCACACTCTGGCAATCGCCTCCAGAAGGTCTCGCCTCCACGGGTTGAGATACTTCACCTCGCGGATGTCCATCTTGTGCTCCGGCGGCGCGGTGATCTCGCTCTGGTCCACCGCGTGGCGAGCCATCATTTCGGCGGCCTTGGCGGCGAAGGACTCGGCCTCCTCGGGGCTGGCACCGTTCTCAACCGTGACCTCTTGCAGTCTGCGGATCTTGTCAATTATCTTGTCGCGTTCACTCATGGTAATCCCACTAATTCAAACTGACGATCCAAGCGCTCGAGAGCATCCCAGTCCCAAGTGCTTGAATCGTCAGGGTCCGGCTTAGCCTCACGCATCTGCTTGCGCCATTCGCACATTTCCATTGCATACCGTAGACGGTTGCGGGCTGGCGTCTCAAGATCCGTGCTAAACCGGATTCGTATTACGTTGTCGCTCATGCTCGGAGCCTTGCTGCGTTCTTGCGCTCGACGGGTTCGTACCAGCTTGGCGCTGAGCGCTTGTGCCAAGCGGGCGGATCGGTGGCCATGCCCCAGCGAGCGTTGATGTACGCCCGATAGGCGTCGCAGACCGGCATGTCGGTGAAGTCAAGTCCGAGCTCGCCGTGGCGTGCGCTGTTCTGGAACTCGGTGCGGTCGCCCTCAGGGAGGACCCAATCCCAGGACTCAATCTCGGGGAACCGCTGAGCGGTGCCGTGGATCACGCCGTTGTAGCGGTGAGCGTATTCATCGCGAAGTGCTCGGGCGTACTCCAGCGTCCACTGAAAGTTGCCCGAGCACTCGCGCACCCAGACCGCCACCGGGTGATTCTGATGGGACGGCTTGCACAGTCCGCCCATGCCGACGCGCTTGGTGGCGTCGGGGCAGTGTTCGAGTATGGCGACGGAGAGCATCTGACTGCACTCCATCATCAGCTTGCCGACCCGCTTGTTGTCGAGCCAGCGAGCGCACTTGGCGGGGTCTGGGTCGAAGGCAAAAATATTCACGGCCTGTTCCTTGTGTTGCTTGCACTAACTTAGCAGCGTGCGGTTCAAATGACAACTGGTTTGTTTCACTTCCAAGGACACCAGCGGCCGAGTCTCTCGTGCAATTCGGGGTGAGCCTTCAAGAGTTCGACACCACCTTCCAGCTTGCCGCGATGACGGCTCAGCGAGGTCTTGTGCATGATCCTGTCGGGGTACTGCTCGCGCAGTCGGTAGTCGCAGTGCTCCGAGCCAGCGGGTTGCAGTGATATCTTGTCTCCGTCTATGACCAGGAAGTGAAAGTCGCAGTCCCAGTCTATGCAGCCCCGGCCATCCGGGACTGCGTACCAGTCGGAGAAGTCGAAAACGTGTACTGATCTTGACATGGCGGTGTCTCCTTATGTTGAGAACAACGTAGCACTCGCCAGTTCAAATGACAAGTTATTTGTTTCTATTTTTGCGACGACGCACCTCTGTCGCCATCAGTTGCTTCAACTCTGCTCTGCCGTTGTGGCTTATGACGAACCCGCCGTACCTGTTGTCCAGAAATCCTCTTTCCATGGCCTCGTGCGCCGTGCGAACTTCTGGTCTCTGGATAACTCGCCCCTCTCGCTCAACGGTGCAGCCCTCTTGGGCTACGAACAAGACCGATCCTGGCTCAGCCAGTCTCCTCAGTAGAACAATCAATTATCAGCTCCTTCAGGAATTTGGAAGCCCTGTCGACATTTTCTTGTTCATTATACCAGCGGTTTCTGCCGCTGGGATGGGGAAGCACAGCCCAAGAGAACGGCAGCGCGGATCCCACGCGCCAGCCAATCGCACCGGAGACACCGCCGCGATTCTTGTGCCAAGTGCAGTATTCGTAGACCGTGCGCTTGATGCCGAAGCACTCCGCGACGTTCGGGCCGAGCAGAACCACCCTCCTTCCCCTGAGGATGGATCCCGCTAGGTTCTCGGCGGCTTGGTGCCACTCTTTCGGCTTGATGGTGCTCGGCTGAGGAAAGGGACAGACGTTCACTCTGTCAAAACCGTTCAGGTACTCCAGCCGCTTGAGACCGGCCATGTCCTGGATCTTTCGGCCCGTGCTCTGCGGTGCTATGCAGGAGAGCGGCTGGCCCTCATCCCCCGCTCTTGCGGGTGCTATACCGATAAGGACTGGTCTCACGGATGGTTCCTTTCGTCTTGCCGGAGCGGTCACGAATGACCGTTCTTCCGAATGTCGATTTTGAGATGGTGCCGACCCGCTTCCCGCTGGAGTCTCGTATAACGAGAACTCCGGGGTTGCTGAGCGAAGGCTCCACCCTGTTCTCAGCCGCCGCCTGACTGGCCAGCATCAGCAGAATCAGTAACGCTCTCATCGGGTCCCTCGTCAAACATGTCGTATTCCTCCATCAGCGGGAACAGATCGCCGTAGTCCAGTCCGAGCTTCTCGTGACACATCATCCAGTGAGCGCCGTCTGGCAGATCCATCGCGTCGACCTCGTCGAGCACCTCCTGGATCTGCTCCTTAGAAGGGTTGGTCTTCGTCATGCTGCGTCTCCTCCGTCTCTGATTGAATGGTGTCCCTCAGCTTCTTCCAGTCGTCGTGGTGGTCCTGGGTCCAGCCCAAGGCGTCAGCGGCCTCGTCGTAGTCAAGGTGATCCATGATCTCGGCGATGCGCCGCCACTGCGAATCTCGCAAACGAATGTCGGTGAAGCTGTCGCGCTTGACCGTGGTGTGGTATCGGTCGTAGTATATGCCGACCCGACCCGGTAGCGGTAGATCCTTGTATTTCCGCTCCCCGACAGCGGCAACGAACGTCGCGCCAGCGGGCTCGTCTACCGTGTCAAACTCCAGACCGCCCTCCCACTGCTTCTTCTCGTCCATGTCCAGCACGGCTTCGATCAGCGGCTTGTCGGTGCTCTGCATGAGGTGACGAACGATGTAGTATTTCGCCATGAACGGATACTTGAGCGTCCTGTCCTCGGTCAGGTCCATCGGTCCGGTGAAGTTGTAGGTATACATCGCGGGCTTGTCCAGGTCCATGACCCTGAGGCCACGGAAGTAGACGTGCGTCGTCGGCTGATTGTAGATCTCGACGTAGCCTGGATTGTCTCGCCGCTCCAGGTCCGGGGGCAGGAAGATGGTGTCAATTTCGCGATAAGCCTGAATCACCTGCGGATCGGTCACGATGATCCTGGTTCTGTCGTGCTCCTCGTTGAGGGCGGACATGCCGTGCGGATCCTCGTCGTCAACGAGATACGTGTGACCGTTCTCGTCTCTGGTGTTGGATTCAAGCTCGCGGAACACTTGCCACGGCTCCCAGTTCTTGCCGAACTCGGTCGTGTAGGGAAGCTGTTCGTATCGCCAGCGAGACAGCATATCACCGCGACTCTTCATGCGGATCATGTCGAATTGCTTGTCGCGGAAGTTGGTCGCCTTGGAGTAGAAAACGTATGTCTTGGAGCCGACCTCAACCGTCACCTGCCCTCCAAGTCGGCAGAGAATGGCGACAGCGTACTTCAGGCCGGTGCCGAAGTAGCCGATCGGGTTGTCGGTGTTTGGTTTGGCGTTGATGCCGAACGTGGTGAATGCTCTCAGGTCGATCTGACCTGGAGTATCAAAGATCAGATGCTGAGTCATGATCGGTCTCCATTGTGTTGCCCTGCCCTTAGCTTACATTTGCCCTAACATAAGAGCAAGCAAAATTATTCTTCGCGACATTCTTCGTATACGAAAAACGTGATCCACTCCTCCCCGTCGCCGAAGTCTACTTCCTTGCCGTCCGGCCACTGGTAGAGTCTCTCGTCTTTGATCCACTCGTACCTGAGAGTTATCTCAAATCCTCTGGTCTCGATGAGCTCTGCCAGCCTCGGTCTCGCCTCAATCGAGGGAACCGGGCCGAGGCCCTTCTTTATCTTCTCCAGGAACTGCTCGTGCGTCATTTTGCCTCCAGCGTGGAGAGCCCTCTTGGGCTCCCCACCTTGTCAGTTGATCAGAGCCAGAAGCCGACGTCTTCCATGACCACGGTCGTGTCGCCGAAGGTCATGACCAAGTCGCCGCCCACGTCAGCGAAATCGACGTTGGAGAACGTGTCCTGAGCGAGCAGATCCTGCCGCTGAGTGAACGTGCCCAAGCCGACCAGTTCCAGCACGTCTTCGCCGGTGCCGCCCTGAGAGCCGTTGGTCAGCTTCAGGTC